TAGCAGTCGCTGCTTTGTTAGCAAGGATGCCAATATTAACAGAGTCATTGAATACCGCATAATGAAGAAGATAAGAAACAACTGTAGTACTTTTGCCAGTTTGGCGGGGCATTTTACAGATGTTAAATCTATTCTCATGAAAATTATTGATTAACTTTTCTTGGAAATGATATGGATGGAACTGAGTAAGACCCTCATCCAAAGAAACGATTTTTATGTAATTATTAGCAAAATAGACAGGATCTTCTTTGCATCGCATAAACTCATAGATTTGCTCTTGAGTAAATTCAATTGCAGTATTTGCTTTTTTTAGATTGGGATTACCAAGGTATACATTATCAGACATAAATTACTCAGCAATTCCACTTTCTAAGTGATTTATTAATCCTGCTATCTGGATCTCTTGCGGTTTTAGCAGAAGTTAATTTACTCTTCATTCCCTTCATTCTAGCGCAGAACGATGCTCTACGGGGATTTCCAACCTTCTTGCTTGGTGCTTTAAGGTCAGATCCTGGATTTTCCTTTTCATAAGACTTGCGTCCTTTTTCGTTGAGTCCGCCTTCTTTATTTTTTCCTGATTTTTTTGTCCATGCTGCACCTTCTGCATGGAGAACCGGTTCCCCTGGTTCATAGTCTGTTACCCTGTAACTTTGTAGTTTTGCGCCAGGATATACTTTATTAATCTGATCTTGAACATCAGATTTTTTAGGGACTGAAATTTGAGGGAAGAACATTTTCAACATAATAGTTGAACTTCTAAATCTAAAAACAGTACTAACAAGATTGCCGGTTTTTGCTTGCAATCTTACTGCCTCGGTCATCTTATCAATATCATAAGTATCATAATCAATAGCACTAACTGTTGGTTTGAGAGGTTCTGGTTTTACAATATCTTGAATTACGGCATATGTCTCCCCATATGCATCTGTAATCTCAACATCTTCTTTCTTGGTTTTCTTAACGCAGTTTGGATATCTCTTTCCAAACATAGTTTTCATACCCTTCTTCTCATAACCCTTCCAACATGCTTCACCAATTTCTGTTTCTTCTTTCTTTGTGCTATTGCCCCAATTAGCAGCACCTTTCTTGCGGCATTTGACTAGTGCTCCTGACGCATATGCACTTGGCCAAACTGAATAACGTGATTTTACTTTATGATAACAAGCATCTTTCTCGCCTGCTTTTTCGATTACGGTTTCTTCTGTCTTCACGTTAATTGCCTTCCCTGATCTATTTGGATTTGGATCCTTTGCATTCTTTCTACGAAACGCTGCTTGCTCCTCATCTTTAGAGAGATTGCGTTTCATTTTTGAAGAACCACACTTTGGTTTTGTGGTTTGTCCTGGTTGCTTGGCACAAGGTTTTCCAGAGTATTTCCCACCCAGTTGAACCCAACCAGGCTTGCCATCACTAGACTTACTCTTGCCAAACCAGTCACGCAGAGAAGAATCACCACTTTTTGATTCACTTACTCCTCCACCATTACCATTTCCATTGGAACCATTACCATTTCCATTACCGTTCTTTTTCGTTTCGGTACTGTCATCTACGGAATGACCATTTTCCTTACGAAGCATTCCAGAAGGTCCTACAACCTTAAACCCCATGGGGATTGGTTTGCATACCTTATCAGTATAACAGTAGTATTTTCCTGAAGGACACTTTCCGTTTTTCATATTGGTAATAGATCACAAATATATTTATAAACCTATGATTGTAAGAGGATCAGTAAATACGGTTGCTATACCACTAGCAGAATCTAGTTCAACTCTATTACTTTCATAATTTAATCTAGTCATATTGCCTAGGTTTGTCCCATCACTAGATATTCCTACTTGAGATGATCCATTAACTGCACTAAGAAGTTTTGGCATTAGTTTGCTGTCTCCAAAACAGATAAAATAATTTTTAATGTTGTATTTGCGCCTGCACTAGATTTTATTGAATCATTTGTTTCTAAAACTAATTTTCCATCTAAAGGAATATATGCATCATTTACTGGGACATTTGCCTCTTTAATAATTTCAGTTTCAGTGCCAGACCTAACATGCTTTACAGTCACTGTAGTTGCGGATGAAGCATAATTTGTAATATGTGCATACAAAATAATACCAGTGTATCCTGAAGGTGCAGTATATACTGTCTGATCATCAGTAGTCAGAGTTAAGGTTTTAGTTTTAAACCTATTAAGTGCTAATTGTGCCATTTAACCGAGTGCTAAAATAAAGGGTGTTATTTCTGAGAACAAACTTTTGGAGAATGCTCTTCCACTAATAGTTCCAGTGCTTTGATTTATTTGCAAATCATCGCCAATTCTAAAATTACCCGCCTGATCTGTGCTAGTATATATTACTCTTCCACCATTTTCACTTACAACTTCATTTGCTTGAATTGTAACTCCACCACGTTTGGGTGTAGCTAATGTGATAGTGTTTCCAGAACCAATATATTCAAAAGTGTGTGAACTTGCAATAATTTTACTTTGTTGGAAGAAGTATGCTGTTGATGCTACTCCAACAGTATTGATTAGATTTTCAGCAAGAGTTAATGTAGTAATTCCAGAAACTATTGGAGTTGAACTATTTATTGTGTAATAAGTATCTGCCATATTTGCTGTGGCAGTGGATGTTGTGCCTGAGTCTGGGGCAGAGATAGTAATAGTAGGAGTGCTTGTGTATTGACTACCACTACTAATGATATCTATTTCTGTTACTATACCACCTTCAACAGTGGCAAAAGCAGATGCTACCTCTCCATTTGGACCTGTGGGAGATGTGATGGTTACTGATGGGGTAGAAGTATATCCACTTCCTCCATTAGTTATTGAGATAGATTCTACAGACTTATATAATTGATCAAAGTACACAACCTGACCATCATAAGGTCTTGTAGTTGATGATCCAACATTAATGATTATATTATCTTGAGTAGAACTTGCAGATGTAGTTACTGTTCCAATAAATTGTTGATTACTCAAACCATTGGCAACCAAACCAAAAGTTCCAAAACTACAATTACTATTTGCTAGATCTGCTTGTCCACCTTTATGAACTGTGATTGCTTTATCACAACAAATAGTAAATACAGAAACTAATTGTGCGTAACCTTCATTTGTAACTGCAACACCAACACCACCTTGATTATATTGTGTGAAAGCGTCAACATTCATAGATTTAGTTTTTTCTGCCTTATCCCCATCAATATAGATACCCGTTCCAGTAGTAGTATCACTAGTACAGTTTTGAATATATGGACCTTTCCACTTACCACCACCAACATTAGTTGCTATACCTGTAGGAAATGCAACTGCAGCTGCCGGAGCAGTGTGACCAGAGAAAGTCATGTTAGCAATTTTGCATCCCTTGTTTACATGGAATATATCACTTGTTGCAGTATTTGGTAATACTTTGACAGTTCTCTGATCATCTCCTACTAATCCAACAAATGCTGGTATTTCAATTGGGTTATTTTCAACATAGTTTCCAGATAAAACTTTAATAACTGTTCCTGATTGTGCTATTGAAACAGCACCTGCAATAGTCAACTTTGCATTATCAATCGACGTTCCGTTATTGGTATCGATACCATCTTTGGCAACATATAATACATTTGGTGCAGAGTTGATACCAGTTGCACCAGCATTAAGGGTGACGTTATCACCAAGAATGACCTCAGAATTGGTAATCGTAACTATACCAACACTCACTGTATTGTTGTCACCATCAATCGTAACAGAAGCAGTACCAACTGTTAGAATACCAACAATTCTAGCATCACCTTGAACTAAAAGTGCTGTGGTTGCGGATCCAGTGTTAACTTCAATTCCACTTCTAAATGTACTAAGACCAAGAGAGTCAACGTTCTTTACGTCTTCATATGTAATTGTTCCTGCAACATTGACGTTTGTTGCTTCAATGTCACCAGCAACAAATAATGCAACACCAGACTTAGCAGTTGTGGTTCCAATACCAACATTTTTAGTGGTACTAATTCCAATAGAATTTGATGCCCATGTTCCACCAGCACCAACACTACTACCAACTAAAGCAGTGCTAGCAATTCCAACCCATTTTTGGGTTGATGCTTCATATATTAAAAGAGATCCAGTTGTAATTCCAGAAATATCAACATCATCAAGATCTTTAACAAATCCAGCACCACCACCACCGATTGATGCAAGTTGATATTGAACTCTCTCTACAAATACTTTATAGTGTTTTCGAAGTTGATCGAGAGTAACAAAATTTTGATCTATGGGAGTAAGAGGATCTGAATTTTTTGTATCTGGAGGATCTTCGCCTAATGGAACATTAGTCTCTGATAATAATTTTTGTTCTTCTTGTAATATTTTATTAGTTTCTTTTATATCCTCAACGAGTTTATACAGACCCTTAATATCCGATCTTACATGTTTAAGATCTTCATCATAATACTTAACTTCTGGAAGACCTGAAATCTCTCCCTTCAGTTCTGTAAAATACTTGAGAAGTAATTCATCAGTTTTTACACTAGTATAATTAATCTCCTTAAGTTCTTTATTAATATTCTGTTTAAGAGTATTATATTCACCAAGAACTTGCTTCTTTAACTTTTTATCATCATCTTTAAATTCTTTATGATACTCCCATATTTTTAAAGAAGACGATCTCAATTCTTTCCAAATTTTATCCTTCTCTTCATCAATTCTAACATTGACTCTTTCGTCAAGACTAGTAACTTCTGTATCAACTTTTACTGAGTTTTCAAAATACTTTTTATCAATATCTTCAGATAACTGATTTAAATCAAAATCAACTTTTGTTTGCAGTCCATCAATAGTATCACTGACCTTTATAAAATCATCATCAATAACACTAAAGGTTTTTCCAATCCAAGAAAAATCTGGAACTTCATTTACTTCATTAACCCATTTGGGGAACTTGGGAATCTGGGACTTTACAGCGTCAATAGCCTCACAGATTGCTTCAATTTCTTTGTCATAATATTTGACTTCTGGAAGATTTGTTACTTCTGTTTGAAGAGTATCAATTCTATCTTCAATTAAAGTAACCTGTTCATCATAATATTTGACTTCAGGTAAGTCTTGAATATTTTCTTTTACAAGATCTATCTCACCACAAATTGCTTCAATATCAGAATCATACGATTTGACTTCTGGTATTTCTGATCTTACTTGATCTACAATTTCACAAAGTTTTTCTAACTCTGCATCATAATATTTGACTTCTGGAATATCTGGTATATCTTTTCTTACGTCATTAATAAGACGTACAATTTCTG